TTCTTCATAGGCCTGCTCGTAGGTGGGTAAGAGCTGCCGGAGCTCAAGGAAGTAGGACAAGAAGCCTTCAGCGGAGAGTAACTTCCGGGCAGCAGGACTCAGAGCAGGGATTTCTCCCAGCTCCGCCATGATCCGTTCCCGGATCTGGATCTGCTCCTCTGTTACCTTCCGCCTGATCATCAGCCTAATCCTTCAGCGACAGCATTCCGCGATTGTTGTAGGGATTATCGTCATCATCGGCCTGCTTTGTCATCCATTCACCCAACGCCATGATCCCGGCCACGATGCCGTCAATCTTCTGGACGGACTTCTCCTTGTCCGGTTTGATGTTCCCGGCAGGATCGGTCTTGACCACGGTCGATGCCAGCATCCAGCGCAGCACCGGATTCCCGAAGTGTTCAATCTTCTCGGTGAGCACCAGCTTCTCGAACTCCTTTGTGGGCGCTCCCATTGAGCCATAACCCTGCCCGAAAGGGTTGCACTCCATGCCCTCGTTCTGCAGGTCGATGATGGTTTGGCTGGAGTTCCAGCGGTCATACGCAGTGCTCTGGAAATCGTACACCTCGATGATCTGGAGGATGTCGGCCTTCACAAAATCATAGTCCACCACGTTGCCGGGAGTGACCTTCACATACCCTGCCTGCACCCAGAGGTCGTAGTTGATGTTCTCCTTCTTGATTTTCTCCAGCATCTTCTCCTCCGGAATCCAGAAGAACGGCAGCAGCTGGAACATGTCGTTCTCATGGAAGATGAGCACGAAGGCTGTGATATCGGACACATTGGAGAGGTCAAGGCCACCCCAGCAGGCGCAGCCCTTGAGGGATTCCGGATCCGTAGTGCCACAGCAGCGCATCCAAGCATCGTCCAGAATCCACGTTTTTTCCGCGTCCACCCAGAGGTTGACGTTCTTAGTCATAACATTGCGGACGGCCTCCGGACGGTTCTTGGCGTCCTGCACCTGGTCGGCCAGATAGTCCACCGAGACGGACACACCAAGGTTAGGATTGGACTTGATCCACATCTTGGGATTGTCCCACTCCTCCTTGGAGTCGAGGGTATAGATGATGCCGAAGAGTGTGTCATCCTGATTGATGCCCCGGAGGATCTTGATGACATTCTCCCGGTAGGCATAGCAGGCTCCGTTCTTATTGAATCCGGCAGTGGTGATGATGAACATCAGCGGTTGCTTCCGGGCTCCGAAGGCCGACTTGATGACATCGAACATGCCGGAGTCCTTATGGGCATGGAACTCATCGATGATACCGCAGGATGGGTTCAAGCCATCGTGGGTACCGTAGTCCGAGGAGAGAGGTTTCATCATGCCTCCTTTCATCTCGTAGACGATGCTGTTCCGGTAGGTGTCCAGATAGTTCTTCAAATCCGTATTCTTGACGATTTCCACAGCATCGGAGAAGCAGATCTTCGCCTGATCCTTGACGGTGGCGGCAGAGTACACCTCCGGTCTGGCTTCGCCATCGGCAAAGAGCATGTACAGGCCGATGCCAGCAGAGAGTGCCGTTTTGCCATTCTTGCGGGCGATCTCCACATACACATAGCGGAAGCGCCTCGTGCCATCGGCATTCTTCCAGCCGAAGATGTTCCAGAGGATGAAGTGCTGCCAAGGCTCCAAGATGAACTTCTGCCCGGCCCATTCACCTTTGGTGTGCTTGAGAGTTTCGATGAACTTGATGGCCCTCATCGCGGCCTTCCGGTCGAAGTACCAACCCTTGTCCAGCGCATTCTGGAGGTCGTTGTAGTACCTCTGGACGGCCAACTGCACCAGTTCGCAGGTCAGGATTCGCTTTGCCCTGACGTCCTCTGCGTATTGCTCTGCCTTTGTTAATGTGCTCATATTACTGCTCATCTACCGTTTCAAAATCAGCGAAGTCATCCTTTTTCTGGATCCCGGCAATCATTGCTGCAACCCTCGCTCGGCTGGCCGGGGACAGTCCGAACTCGGATGCCAGCGTCTTTGCAGCCACCAGCGCATTCTCCGCAATCTTCCTCTTGGGATTGATTTGAGTGATCTTTCCGGTCTTGGTGGTCACCGTAACAGTGTAGCCTTCCGTCTCCAGATCCTTCATCATGTCTTTGTAGAGAGCCATCTCCCGGCAGTACGCCAGCAGCAGGTCAATGTTCACCGCATCGATAAGTCCCTTATTGGCCAGCTCTGTTCCCACCATCTGGTACAGCTTCTTGGCCGTACCCTTCAGGCCCTTGGGCTTGGGCAGAGTGGTGGCCGGGGCCATCGGTACCAACTCGCCATCCATCCGGCAGGGCTGGTCGGTTCCCCGCAGCCGCTTACTTGCATCCGATATCTTCTTTCTTCCTTTTGTCATTTTTTAGTACCTTTGTGTGAAGAACAGTTATCACAGCCGTCAAATCTGGAAACTCTGCCCGGAGCCCCGCTCCGGGCTTTTTCTATATCCGCCAATTTTGCACGCGTGCGTTCTCGACTCAGGGCGCGATTGACAATCCAAACCCCCGAAGGAAATCTGACCCCCTCCCGGTGGCGAGCAGTCGATGGTACGCAGTAGTCTTTTCGAGTGTTTTTGAAACTTTTATCAAAGAGTTACGCGGTTTTTCGGCCGATTTTTTCGTAGTTAATACGAGTGTGCAACCCTTTGAGTGTTTGCGATATCCGAGAAGTCGGAAAGTCGTATTAATTGCTGTATCATACGACTGTGTATCAAGAAGTTGCAGTTTTTTCACTTTTCTGAGATATAATCCTTGCGATGGTCGCCGAGGGAGAGTGTTCCAGCAGTCTCTTTTGCCGGGCCATGTCGATGTAGATCTGGGTGGTGGATGGGTCATTGTGGCCCAGCATGTCTTGGATAGTCTCGATGGGCATTCCTTCTTCCACCATGAGCGATCCGCAGGTGTGCCGGAGAGAGTGTGCTGTTATCTTCGGATCATCGATGCCGATGGCTCGTAGGCGCTGTTTAACGATGCCAGAGATGGTCGGCTTGAGAATTCTGCTGTGCTCACGGCCCCTCATGAGGTTGATGAACAGAGGGCTTTCCATGTCGAAGTCATCAGTCCGGAGCGACAGGTAATCCTCCAGCGACGCCATCACCTCATCCGGGACGGCAACGATATCATGTTTATCAATCCGGCCCTTGCGCTGGATGTGCAGCACGTTCTTTCCATCCAAGGTGTCAAAGTCGCCAATGTTGATGCGGGCCACCTCGCAGGTGCGCAGGCCATTGGTAAGCATCAGCTGGATCATCAGATAGTCTCTGGCTCCAACAATCCCGTCCCGATCTATCGAAGCAAGAAGGTCATTGCATTGCTGACGGGTGAGGGGATGCTTATAATGTTCCTTGGTACGGAAGCTGGTCTTGATCCCCGCAGCGATGTCATCGTAGTATCGCATTGTGCTACAGTGCTTATAGAATACCTTGATGACGGTGATGTAACCGTTGACTGTGAAGACGGACTTACCCTGCTTCTGGAGTTCCTGCTTGTAACGCAACACATCAGCCCGGCTGGGTGTCCGGGGATCGATACCTTGAGCCGACAGCCAGCGGAGCCAGAGGTTAATCTTCCTCCGGTGATCTGATTTGGTGGCAGGGAGCGCATCCAAGAGCTCGATCCACTCATCGATGATTTGTGAGAGTGTCTTTGTCGTTCTCATAAAAATGGATTTGAAGATGGGGCCAGATTGGAAAAGAAAAAGGGAGAAGAATCAGCACATATCGAGGTTGGATTTATAATTAGCTTGCAACCTTTTTGTTTTTCAAATATCAATTAAGGTGAAATCCAACGCAGTGCTTCACAGCAGTGCCGCTGGCCTGATTCTCCTCCCTAAGTTTGTCTTCACTTACACCATACGGCAACACCTCCTTTAAAGGTTCAAAAGATTAAACATTATTGACTTACTACTAACTATTTGTCCATTGCGGACTTTGCCGCATGGCATCGGTTGCACAGGGACTGAAGGTTATTCAAATCGAGCGGAGCACCGCCCTTGTTGATGGGGACGATGTGGTCCACCATGTCAGCCGGGCGCAGCATACCATGTTTCTCGCACTCCTCGCAGAGAGGATTCTGCTGAAGCTTGAGTGCTCGCAGGCTCCGCCATCTCCGGCTCTGGTAGAAGTCGGTATTGTGATGAGCGAATCCAGAGAACGGTTTTTTCTCCGGAAGCCAAGGGCGCTTTGTGTGTTTCTTTATCATTGGCATGGCTAAATCTCCTCTTCGATGGCCCACTTGTCATAGAAACGCATGAGCTCCGGATCATTGTGCAGAAGGATAGGTCGGCCTGCAGGATTCTGGACATTCCATCCAACCACAGCGACCAGCTCTTCGCAGGGGAAACGCGTATGGAGCGAGTCGTAATCAACATCGTAGTGCTTGAGGTCTTTTGTAAACCAAGGGAGACCATAATTGAGGACATTCGCTTTGAGCGAATCCACATCCTCCTGCTCCCAGAGAAGGTGCTTTCCGTCTTGGCTGGGGATGATCGTCCGGCCATCAGCCAGATTGAAAGCCACCTTGTAAACTACTTTTCCACCGAGAATCATACAGGTTCTGACTTTTTGAAAAACTCGTTATTGGCAAATTATCGAATAAATACCCGTTATTTCCGGAGGCTTTCTCCGGTGAATCTAACGGTGAGACAAAGCTGGCGTAGCCTGTCGAGAGTGCGCTCACCATAGCGGGAGAGGATCTGTTCCTCGGTGAGGTTGGTGGTGATGAACATCGGCCTGTTGTATCTTTCGGCTGCGTTGATTACCAGGTTGAAGCCCTCGCACTTTTCGCCGTAGTCGTTGAACTGCATCTCGCTTCCCAGCTCATCGATGATGGGATGCCCGGTGCGCTGGAGGTAGTCCAGCCAAGTCTCTGGTCGCTGGCCATAGCCCAGATAGGGTTGCTGCGGTGTGGGTTTGTGCATGTCTTGGGCATGGACGGGATGCAGAATCACCCCCTTCATCCGGAAGAGCACCGGGATGATGCCGGACGCGATTACACTCTTCCCGCGACCGCAGCTGCCCATGAGGAGAAGGCCCTTGCCTTCAGTGTTCTGCATCCAGCGGAAGACCTGATAGTATTCCTCCAGAGTCTGGTAGTATTTGACAGTGCCGTCTACGGCTGTGAATATCTGCTCGAAGAGCTCTCTGGCTTCTGTGAGTTCCTTGCACCAAGAATACGATTTCACCTCGCGGACAAGGACTTCTGAGGACTCCTTGCGGAGCTCCTTGATGATGTTGTTGATGGTTTGGATTCCCATGTTATTGCGTTTTTATTGTTTCGGAATATCGGCCCCCGACTTGATTCCGGCCCGGAATTTTTCGAGGATAGAGTTTCTGTGTTCTTCGGTCTCCGGCTGCAGTATCTGGCCGATCCGCTGCCCGGTAGCCGGGACATTGGGAGGATGGCCTCTTGCCGACTGACCGGAAAGCGGAAACAGCCCAGCCCAGTTGTTGGCCATAGACCTTTCGATGATTTCTTGAGCAGTGGCGGGATCGTCTCCGCACATATTCCGTAGCTTTGTCAGGCACATCTTGGCTCCGGCAACGGTGCTGTAAGCATCCTTGCGGGCTTTTTTATACTCCAGCCAAAGGCGCATGAGCTCTTTCCAAGGAGACTCCAATGTCGCTACCCATTCATCAATCTCAGATATCTTTTTCTTTTTTGAAGGTTTTTTATCTGTTACATTAACATCCTGTTTAGTCTTATTAATGCTCGCATTTTGTTTTCCATTTTGGAAAGCAAACGCGCTCGATTCCCGTCCGACTTCACTTTTGTCTTCCGTTTGACTCTCGTTTTGTTTTCCATTTTGGAAAGCAAAACGTGACTCAAATGGGAGGATACGATAGGCAGCGCAGGATCTTCCGCCCGGAGATTCCACCTCGATGAGCCGGGCATCCTGCAGCTGCTTCCGAATCCTGTACAGCGTTGTTGACGGGATTCCCGTCCGGGATTCCAGAACGGACAGGGGAATGGTAATGACCTCCTCCCATCCGGCCCGGTTTGCCATGAACATGAGTCCATGCCATAGAGCGATGGCCGACGGGGTGAGCGGGTGCGTCTCCAGCCAATCGTAGAACAGCTTTATCTCTGCGAGGTAGTTCATTTGAATCGGCTGATGAGGTTTTCGAGCTCCGAGCGGCTGCTATCCGGCTTCGGGGTCTTGACGATCTCGATGCCCTTGAAGGAGAGCAGGTCGCTTTTCCGTATTCTGGGCTGGCCGTTGATGTATGTTTTCTTGATTTTGAGTTCCCGGCAGAGCCTGTCCAGCGACTGCACAGTGCGGCCGATGTACGCAGCGGCCTCTTTCCGCGTCATGAGGATGTCTACGGAATAAAGGTCGCCTGTGAGGTCTCCACGGATGATTTCAACCTTGTGCTTGAGCGCGTCAAGGCAATGTTCAATGTCGTTTAATGTGTCGAGGACTTGCATGGTCACTTGGTTTAGCGACCACAAAGAAAATGCATTAAAAAATGAAAAATGGCACATATGGGTGCCCATATGTACCACGAAAGTTTGCAGAAGCGGCCTCTGGCTTACTTCTGTGAGGGATTCTTGGTTTGGTTGAGTTTGGCGGCAAGCGACTCCAGATAGATGGTCAGGGAGAACTTCCTGTCGAAGATGGTGCGCTTGATCTCGGTGGCCTTGCCCAGCTTCACATGGAAGAACTGTTCAAAGCACTCCACGATGGTGGTGAAGGGGGCCTTTTCCCCAG